GTGAAGAACACGCTGGCGTGGTATTTCAAAAATCAGGAGCAGCAGGTAACTGAGTTGCGCCAGGCGGATTCTGCTTTCACCAACGAGTCCACTGAGAAGATGCGCGAGGAGTGGGGCAGCGAGTACAAGCTGAACATGAACCTGATCGATGGCTTGCTCACGCAGATTCCTGAAGACGGCAAAGCGCTTATTATGGGTGCTCGGCTTGCCGACGGGACACCGCTCGGCAGCAATCCGAAAATCCAGCGCTGGCTTGCCAACCTGGCGCGCGAGGTCAACCCCACTGCCACGGTAGTTCCTGGTTCTGGCACCAATGCTGCACAAGCTATTGAGTCTGAGTTGACCAGCATCACGAAGCTCATGGGCGACCGTAATTCCGAGTATTGGAAGGGTCCGAACGCCGAGAAGATGCAGACCCGGTACCGCGATCTGGTGGACGTGCAAGCAAAGTTGAAAAAGTAGTTGACAAGGCTGTTCACTTCGAATAGCTTTGGCTTCATTGGTAGAGGGGGAAGGGACCTTGAAATCCTGGTACCCCAAAGCCACCCGACAAGTAAGGCCCCGTTGGTCTAGTTGCTGATCCGAAAGGGCACCCAGCGACGACAGCAAGATGGATACCCCAAGCTGCGGATAGAGAAACTTTTTATCTTCACATTGAGGAGAACCCATCATGTCTGACCACGCTTTCCAAACGCAATACCGCCAAGAATTTATTCAAGGCTTCGAACAGCGCCAATCGCTGGCGCGTCAAACCGTCACCACCGAAGTCGAGATCAAAGGCAACACCGCGACCTTCCTGGTTGCCGACTCCGGCTCTGCCGAAGCCGTCACCCGTGGCCTGAATGGCTTGATCCCCGGTCGTGCCGACAACTTGACCCAAAGCTCTGCCACTCTGGTCGAATGGCATGATAAGCCGATTCGCACCGGCTTCAACCTGTTCGCGTCGCAAGGCGATGGCCGCCGCATCATGCAAGAAACGTCGATGGCTGTTATGAATCGCAAGGTCGATTCCGACATCATCACGACTCTGAACACTGCCACTCAAGACACCGGCGTCGCTGCTACCGCGAGCCTGTCGCTGTCCCTGTATGCCAAGACCATTCTGGGCAACAACGCGGTGCCGTTCGACGGCAATGTATCCGCGCTGATTACCCCGGCGTTCGAGGCATACCTGATGCAGGTCAAGGAGTTCGCGAGTGCCGACTACGTGAACAACAAGCCTTTCAGCGGTCAACTGACCATGTTCAACTGGGCTGGTGTGAACTGGATCGTTCACCCGAACCTGCCGGGCAAGGGAACCGCAGCCGAGAAGTGCTTCATGTACCACAAGAGCGCAGTCGGCCACGCGATCAATTCCGGGGGCATCACCACCAACGCGGACTACAACAAAGAGAACGATTACTCGTTCTGCTTGGTGAGCGCGTACATGGGTTCCGCTCTGCTGCAAAACAGCGGTGTGGTAGTCATCAACCACGACGGCTCTGCTTTCGCAGCGCAGTAATCGGTAGCCTGCCCTTCGGGGTGGGCTGACCCAAACACTTGAGAGGAGAATCACCATGGCTTATTCCACTTCCGAACCGCCTGTTCTGATTACCCAAGCCGTTGCCGGCTTGCGCATCTGGTACCATGCATCCGCCGACGCAACCGCGGCTGCCGATACCTCCGGCTTCATTACCAACGGCGGCTCGTTGGGCATGAAAGTTGGCGACATCGTGTACCACAAGGACAGCACCACCGACGCCACAGCACTGACCGCCCACAAGGTAATCACCGTCAGCGCTACCTACCCCGGCGCGGTTGACTTGTCCGACGGCACCGTGATCGGTAGCGCAACCAACACCGATTAAGGTGTAGCGGGGTTGCAACTAGGAGGCCCCAGGGTTATACTTGGGGCCTTTTCAACGTAAAGGAGATTGTCGAATGTCCACCCCCACTGCAGCCAAGAACGTAACGTCCCCGAGGATCACTCAGAATCGTGTCAAAGGCGCCGAGTTTGCGCGCAATATCCATCGTGCGACGCCGGAGGCTTCGACGCAGTTCAAGGACGTACTTGAGCCGGCGTATTGGGCGCACGTAGCCCAGAAGTTCGCGCTCTACGATGTTATCGAAGTTATCCCCGAAGGCGGCGCGTGGTACGCGCAACTGCTGGTGGTTGGCTGCTCCAAGCTGCACGCGAAGACGCAAACCCTGTTGTTCACAAAACTGAGCGAGGTCAAAGAGCCGGAAGACAAAGCAGCTTTCCGCGTCGAGTTCAAAGGCCCGCAGCGCAAATGGGCGGTGATTCGCGCATCGGACAAGGCCTATGTGCAAGAAGGCCTTGACAGCAAGGAAGATGCGGCCAAGTGGCTTGAGGCCAACGAAGCTGATCTCAGCGCCTTGGCGTAAGCTATCATGGCCACCAAGTTAGGCATTTTCAACAAGGCGCTGACCCAGCACCTCGGCGAGCGTAAGCTGGCGTCCCTTGCAGAAAACAGGGAACCCCGGCGCGTACTCGACGATATCTGGAATGAAGGCCTTGTGAATGCCTGCCTGGAAGCAGGGCAGTGGAAGTTCGCGAAGCGCACGTTGAAGTTGACCTACAACCCCGACGTGACTCCGGCGTTCGGGCATAAGTATGCCTTCGACAAGCCGACGGACTTCATCCGCCTTGTTGGCGTCTACTCCGACGAGTTTTGTCAAACGCCACTGCTGCAATACCAGGAAGAGGCGGGCCAGTGGTTTGCCTCCTTGCAGGATATATACATCGAGTACGTGTCCAACGGCGCCAGCTACGGTAACGACTTATCGCTCTGGCCGGAATCTTTCGCGGATTACACCGCTGGATCGGCGGCGCTCCGGGCAAGCGGGCGCATCCAAGGCAACGCTACGGATAAAGAGGGGTTGAAGAAAGATGTCGCCCAACTGTTAAAGAACTCGCTATCGAAGGATGCGATGGCCGGGCCGACCAAGTTCCTACCGGAGGGGGGATGGGCATCTTCTCGTAGGGGAAACCAGCCCTTCGGGGGCCGAACGAATGGAAACTCGTTACTGGGTTAAAGCCAGATGCGCCAAAATGTTCCTCTAACCGCATTCAACAGGGGCGTCATAAGCCCCCACGCGCTTGCTCGCGTGGACGTGCAGCGCGTGGCCCTTTCTGCGGAGGAGCAAACCAATTGGATGCCGAAGAAACTGGGGCCGATGTCGCTTCGCCCCGGTATGGGCTATGTGGGTAGCACGCGCAACAACTCGGTGGCTCGGTATCTCCCATTCGTCTTCGCGGTGGACGACACCGCTTTGGTAGAACTCATCCCTGGCTTTGCGCGCTTCTGGGTAAATGACGCCTTGGTTACCTTTCCGACAGTTCTGACAGCGATCACCAATGGCCTATTTACAACGGACCTCACCAGTTGGACGGATGCTGATGAAGCTGGCTGCACTTCGGTATGGTCAAGCGGCAGCATGTCGCTTACGGGGGATGGAACCAACCAAGCTATTCGATATCAACTTGTTGCTGTTGACCCAGTTGACTACGGCGTCGCTCATGCGATCAGTGTGAAGGTTACCTCGGGCGACTGCGTGGTGCGCATCGGCAGTACGTTGGCCGGGCAGGAATACGTTTCGGATACGTCGTGCAAGCCGGGGACTACGACGCTGGCTTTCGCCCCCACGGGCGACTTTTATGTTCAGGTAATGAACGCAGACGCATATCCTGGGCTTGTGGATTCCGTCACTATTTACGCCGGGGTTTTGGAAGTATCCACGCCGTGGACGACGGAAGCGCATCTGAGAGACATAAGGGTTGATCAATCAGGCGATGTGCTGTTTGTCGCTTGCGCAGGGGTTAGGCAGCAACGCATAGAACGCCGGGCGGGCAACGGCTGGGGAGTTGTGGACTATGTGACCTACGACGGCCCTTTCCTCACGATCAACGTAACGCCGACAACGCTGACGCCAAGCGCTCTTGTAGGCCCCGCTACGCTAACGGCGACGCGCCCGGTATTCAAGCAGCAGCAGGTAGGCGCTCTGTATAGTATGACCACACAAGGCCAGCAGGTATCCGCGAATCTGATAGCGCAGGACACGTACACAAGTCACATACGGGTGTTTGGCACAGGGGCATCGAGAGCCTTTACCATAGTGCGCTCAGGCGTATGGGTAGGCACGCTGACTCTGCAACGCTCCCTTGGTGAGCCTGGACTGTGGGAAGACACCACCACAACGTACGCTACAAACGGCACTATCAGCTTCAATGATGCCCTTGACAATCAGATTGTTTATTATCGTATTGGCTTTAAGACGGGGGGTTATACCTCGGGTGCAGCGGCCCTCGCCGTTACCTACGCCAACGGCACCACCACGGGCGCGGTACGAATCACTGGGTACACCAGCCCCACCATTGTGACAGGTAACATTGTGCGCGCGTTAGGCAGTCTGGAACCCACCGTCGAGTGGGCGGAGGGAGCGTGGTCTAACCACAGGGGATTCCCCTCAGCGGTGGCCTTACACGAGGGGCGCCTCGGATGGTCTGGAAAATCAACGGCATGGTTAAGCGTTACTGACAGCTTTCAATCATTTGATATTGACTTCGAGGGCGACGCAGGGCCGATTATCAGGTCCCTAGGTTCTGGGCCGGTAGACGGCATTAAGTGGGCCGTTAGCGTTTCAAGGTTGGTTCTCGGCGGCGGGGGAGCCGAGCATTCGGTGCGCTCGTCGTCTTTGGATGAGCCGATCACCCCGACGAATTTCAACATCAAGGCGTACACCTCCCGTGGTTCGGCAAACGTGGATGCTGTCAAGGTAGACGAGAATGTCATGTTCGTCGATAGATCGGGCCACAGGGTCTACTCACTGTCTCCAGCTCCGAGCGGAAATCATGCGGCCACAGAAGAGTCAGCCATGTGCCCCGACATAGCGATGCCAAGCATCGTGCGCATGGCAGTGCAGCGCAACCCCGACACGAGGTTGCATTGCGTGCGTGGCGACGGTAAGGTGGCCGTGCTTGTACGCGACCCGCTGGAGGATGTTAATGCTTGGGTGCTGGTCGAGACAGACGGCCTTGTTGAGGACGTGGTTGTCCTCCCCGCGGCGCAGCAGGATGACGTGTATTACGTCGTGCAGCGCGTAGTCAACGGCACCCCAGTGCGCTACTTGGAGAAGTGGGCGCACGACGCCAGCTGCGTCGGCGGACTGGCGAATGAGCAGGCCGACTCGTATATCAAGATCACCAACTTTGCACCAAGCGCGACTCTCACAGGCCTTTTACATTTGAAGGGGAAGGCGGTCGTATGCTGGGCCGACGGAAAAGACCTCGGTACCTTCACCGTCTCCGCCGCCGGGGAGGTTGCCCTACTTGCTCCGGTCACCCAGGCGATGGTCGGACTGACTTACCGTGCGAGATTTAAAAGCGTGAAGCTCGCACACGCCGCGCAGGGGGGTACCGCGCTGGCGCAAACGAAGAGGGTAGATCACCTCGCGCTGATCCTCGCAAACACCCACTACTTGGGCCTACGGCATGGCCGGAGCTTTGATGAGTTAGACGATCTCCCATTGGTCGAGGATGGGGAGGTCACGCCGGCGGATACCGTCTGGGAATCCTACGACAAGGAATCGCTGGAATTCAACGGCGCGTATAGCACCGACGAACGGCTGTGCCTCGAAGCGCAGGCGCCGCGCCCATGTACCGTCCTCGCGGCTATAATCAGCATCAAGACAAATGACAAGCTGTAGACCCGCCACGGAAGAAGACCTGCAGCGATGGTTTGGCGGCCTGCCGCCGTACTCATGCAAGGCTTTTGTGATGGAAGTAGACGGCACGCTGGAAGCGCTTTATGGCATCCGATTCGCCAATGGCGAACCCGTTTGCTTTTCGGAATTAAGCGCTGTGGCGAGGAATCAAAAGAGGGCCATCGTGCAGGGCATTCGCCTGTTGCGAAAAGCGCTCGCCGAGCACCACGGTGTGGTAGCATACGCAACAGTAGGCGAGCCTACAGCAGATGCTTTCATTCGCCACGTTGGCTTTGCGCATGTAGGCACCTCATTCTGGGGGGAGGAGGTTTACCAATATGAGTAGTATGGGAATGGTAGGGGGTATTGTTCAGAGCGTCGGCACAAACGTTGGCTCCACGGGCACGTATCTCGAGGGCCGCTCTGCACAAGCCTCCGCCGAGGCGCAAGCGGGGCAGCTTGACCGCAATGCTGCGCAACTGCGCGCTCAGGGGCAATTTATGGGCGAGGAGGAACTGCGCAAAGCGCGGCTGATCCAGTCGCGCATTATTGCAGTGGCGGGCGCGAGCGGAGCTAGCGTGGTGGACCCCACGGTACTCAACATAATCGGTAGGAACGCCGCGGAGGGTAGCCTCGCTGCTGCGACGCGCAGGTACGATGCTGAGTCGAAGGCACAAGACATGAATTACCAGGCTGAAATTCGCAGATATGAAGGACGTGCCCACGCGCAAGCTGCGCGCTGGTCCGCCATTGGGTCCTCAGTATCCGGTATCGGGTCCATGCTAGGCAGCATGGGCGGCGGTATGGGTGGGAGTTAAAAATGGCAGTCATACCGGATGTTGATAGGGCACGACTCATACCCCAGCCATCTATGGCTGTGGCTCAGCACGAATCAGGGATATTCGGGCGAGCGCTCCAGCAGGTAGGCCAGCAGGTTGCGGGCTTTGGCGCCAACATCAAACAACAGGCGGATCAGGAACAGCGCCGCCTCGAAAAAGCGCAGGCGGACGAAGCGATCAACAAAACGCTGAGCGGCCAACTTGAACTCCGCATGGGCCAGCCCTCCGAAGGAAAGAAAGGAGGGTATCTGTACCAGCGCTCCTCCGCCGTCGTGCAACCGGGGGCGAATGGAGAGAATTTCTACGACAGCTATAACACGCAATTCGAAACCCTCGGAGAGAGAAACGGGGCGAAGCTGACAGGACACGCGAAGGAGCAGTACAACGCCGCGCTAGGGCGCATGAGGCTCGACTTCCAAGCGGGTCTATTGACGCATTCGCTGAAGGAAACGGACGACTACTTCAGCCAGGCGCACGCCAATACCGTGAAGACCGAGGCAATCAACGCTGGCGCGAACTGGAACAACCCAGTCGCTGTGGCGGGGGCGCTGCAGCGCATAAGCGAAGCTACAGGACGCGAGGCGGAGCGCAGAGGAAACGTGGACGTTGAAGCGGCTAAACAGGAAGCCGTTGCCGAAGGGGTTGACTCTGCTGCAAGGGGGGCCTTGGCCGCGGGGGATGCCAAATCGGCGGAGGAGTACCTGAAAGAGTACAAGGACATCATGCCGGCGCGAATGGCTCAGTCATTGAGCGATGCGGTGGGGCACGCGCGGGGGCAGGAGATTGCCCTTGTTACCGCGGAGAAGGTGTCGAATGCGATGAAGCATCGCGTCATGCCTACCGATTACGACCGAGCGGTGGCGATCCTCGGGGCTGGTACAAAGGAGGACCGTACCCGGTTTAACGATCTCACGAAAAGGTACAGCGGGAATGTCGAGAAGGCTTGGGCGGCCTACGAGATCGGCCCGAAGGCACTGGCGGACGCCGAGTTGCAAGCGCTGAAGTCTGAGCGCGAAAACAAGAAAGACCCGAACGTTCCGGTGAAATCGTGGATCGAGTTCGTGCCGAAGGATACGCGCGCTTCGGTTGAAGACAAGCGCAAGACGTTCGCTGTCGGTGGTGGAGTAGTCGAGCCATCACGACTGGAAGCCGAAGAGATGGCCGTGAGGATCGCCCGAGCGGATAATCCGAACGCCACGCCTGAACAAGTCAACGCCGCACGTGAAAAAGCGGGGCAGTGGTTCACTGATTTGAAGACCGCGCGGAGTCAAACGGAAGAGAACGCTTTGCTGAACATCCAGCAAAGAGTTGATGCGGGCAGGATCAAGTCGATAGGTGACCTCACGCCGCAGGACTTATCTCTTCTCGGGGGTAGGCGCGTTTCTGCGCGTTCGTACATCGAAGGTGCTCAGGGCGACCAAGACAAGATGGCGCAGGCATCCCCGGCAGCGCGCGAGCAGTACGACCGGCTCATGTCATCGCCCGATGTGCTGAAGGACTTCGATGCCGCCACGATCATGTCACTTACGCCCGACCTCGGCAAGAAATGGGTGGACGATCTGCTGCGCCGCAAGCAAGAATATCTGACCAACCCGGAGAAGTTCACCGCCGCGCGGGTAGACGCTGATCTGTTCGAAGCTACGGTTGAACCCTTTATGAAGGGGGTGTCGAAGTCCGCTGCTGCTGGTCGCAAGCACCAGATTCGCCTTGCCGTCGAGGCGGAGATCGGGCGCCGCCGCGCTTCGGGCGAACCAGGTCTGAGCATTGAAAAGGACAAGCAGAACATCATCACGAAGTTCGCCATGACCTACCCCGCCGAGAAACCCGGCTTCCTATTTGGTACCAACACTGCACAAGTTCCAGGCGCGGCCCTTCCCCAAGGGTATGCCCTCCCCGCTGACGAGGCGGCAAAGATCGACGCCAAGGCGGCAAAACTCGGCCTGCGCAATCTAAGCGATGATGATAGAATGGTCATCTACCGCAAGATGAAAGCAGCGGAAGCCGCAAAATAACTTTCTGGAGGATGCACCGTGGCAGATGACGCTTTGGATGCAGCGCTGATTCAGTTCAAGCAAGAGCAGGAAGACCAAACAAGCATCCGCGCTACGGCGTCGATGCACCAGGCAATCACCCAGAACCCTGACGAAATGGCGCGTTACAACGCCATATCACGCAAGACAGGCTTCGATCCCCTACTGATTGCCACTGACCCCGCGGTGAAGGTCGAGGCCGAGCGCCGTGCGAAGATGCAAGACATCGACCTTCCCAGCCTCGTACAATCTCACCCGAAGACCGCATCGGCGTTGACCGACGCGAACCTTGCGGCGTTGGTGAGCGATGATACCGACGGGATGAAACACCTTGAGGATGCCTTTGGCTACGCGAGGCGTAGCCTCGCTTCAGGAGTACTCTCCCTCACAGCTACCGCGGTAGACTTAACCGCTACAGCGGGTTCCGCCCTTGGCTTCGTGACTTCGGATCAAGAAGCAGCGGTACTCTACAAGAACGATCCTGAAGGGTTGAAGCGCTTCCGCGAAGAAAACGCAGCGGGCGCAATGGGGCGCTTTGCGCGCAACCTGCAGGGGGCGAGCACTGACGTGATACGCGACGCACCGGACAGGTACGCGGGGCTTGAGTATGCCACGACGGATACCGAGAAGGCGGCGTATCTGTCTCCTGTGAAAGTTCTCGGTGACGCCATGCGTTCGCTGCCTACCACGGTCGCGCTGGCGCTGACTGTTCTCGTTACTCGGGGGGCCGCGCGGGGCGCACAAACATCGGCGCTGGCTGAGGCGGAAAAGCAGGGGCTTGCGGGCGCCGCGAAGGACGCCTTTGTTTCCGACGCGGTGAAGGCGGCGACAACAAAAGCGGCGGCCATGACTGGGGCGGCGGGCGAAGGTGCGGTAGGCTACTCCATGCAGAAACTCCAGACCACAGAGGAAGCGACGGCAAAGCTGGCGGCCAAGCCGGAAGAGTCCCCTCGGTACGCGGAACTAATCACCCAGGGTTTTAGCCCTGAGGCGGCCAAGGTGAAAGCCGCCGCCGAGGTGGGGGAGACGGCGGGCGTGATCGCTGGTCTTGCCGACGCGGCGGTGAACGTAGCCGCAGGGCGCTTCGTTGCGGAAGCGTTCACCCAACACAAAAAAGTGCTGAAAGCAGCGGGGAAGGGTGCCCTTGTCGAAGCGGGCACTGAGGGTATCCAGTCGCCCGTAGAACAACTCGGCGCGAACCTCGCTATGCTGGGGGTTGATCCCTCGCAGAAAGTGCTGGAGGGGGTAGGCGAGGCTGCGATGCAGGGCGCATTAGTAGGGGGCCTAACGGGCGGCACGGTAGCGGGACTCAGCACTTGGCTGGGGGACAAGGAAGTAGACGACCGAAAGCTACGTCACGCCGAAGCGTCGCACGAAGCGCTTACCCAGCTGAGCCAAGCCGCCACGGCGGCGAAGCTGCGCGAGCGCGATCCCGCGCAACTGAAATCTTTTATCAAAACACTGGCTGAAGAGTCCGATCTGAAGGAAGTGTTTGTCGAGGGCAACGCCCTCCACAACGCGCTGGCTCAAGCGTCCATCGAAGTACAGCAGAAGTTCGCGCAAGACATGCCGGAGATAGTAAGTCAGATCGGCGATGCTGCGAGCCTTGACGGCTTTGTGCGTGTACCAATTGAGGACTACCTGGCGCACATCGCGGGTAGTGAACTCGCGCCAGCGATAGAGCCGAGCGCAAAGCTAGAAGCAGGGGGTATGACCCTCACCGAAATGCAGGAAGAAACTAAAGGCCAAACCGAGCGGATGAAGGCCGAGGCCGATCAGCTGCTGGCCGAGAAGGAACAGGACGCTGAATTCCAGGTGGATGCCAAGCAGGTGTTCGATACGCTGTACTCGCGCATCGAAGGCGCGCAGCGCTTCACCCCGGACGCGAACAAAAAGTACGCGGCGCTGCAGCAGGCGTACTTCATCACTCGCGCACAGAAGCTGGGCGTCAAGCCTTCCGAGTTGCTGGCGCAGTTCGACATCAAGGTTCAAGCCGAGCGCACTGGTGGCGCGGAGTTGGAACAGCAGAAGGTGGATAAGGCGATCAGCGACTTCCAAGGGCTGACCCTGCGCGAGGCAAGGGAAGATGTCTCGGTGCAGGCCGCATCGGCCTTCGCCGATCAGCCCTTCGAGATCACGCCCGGAGTGGTTGAGGTGAGCTTCGACGACGTAGCACTGCAAGATTCTGCCGAGTTGAATTCACCAGAAGGGAGGGGGCGCATCGCCGCGCTGGCTGAGGAGATCAAAGCAAGCGGAGAGATCACCCCCCTGACCGTGGCGCGCCCTGTAGGAAAGCAAGCGTACGTGGCTGAGGGACAACACCGTGCGCGTGCGCTGCGACTACTCGGCTACAATTCTGCGCCCGCGTACGTGGCCACCGAAACCTCACCAGCTTCCAGCGACTACGGCTTCCGCCGTCGCGCAAAGGTGCGCAAGGCAACACTCGACGACTTCAAACCGAACAGCGTCAAGGACTTGTTGCGGAAAGCCGACTGGGCAATTATGACAGCGGAGAATCCGAACGCGCAGCAGCTTTCTCCTGAAGAGAATGCGCAGCGCAGCGCCGAACTGAAAGCCGATCTGGATGCGATGGGCGTGCAGTACCTGGATGTTCAGGGCAAGTACGGCAACGTAGAGAACTTGGTAGCCATCACCGGGATCACACGCGAGCAAGCGAATGAACTCGGCAGCAAGTATGGCCAGCAAGCGGTGCTCACGCGCGATGGCTTCGTGAACGCCGACGGGACAGTGAACTCTGCCAAGAGCGTCACGGTGCACGCCAAGGCCCCGAGCGACTTCTACAGCACGATCCCCTCCACCGGCGCGACGTTCGCTGTGGAGATCGACTTCGGCAAGACGCTGCCCGCCTCCGACGAGCGCGTAGGCAGCGTCACCGTCGAGGTTGTGCACTTCTCCCGCGCGCCGCGCAGTTCGCTGTCAGGGCGCATGTATGGCACCGGCATCAAAGGCGCGGAAGCTCGCCGCCTGGGTGACCCGAACGCACGCCCGAAGATAGGGCAGCGCGTCTCGTTCTACGTGGACGAGGGCCAAGGCGTGCGCCCCGAGCCGGGTGTGGGTGCCTTCCGCCACGAGTTGACGCTGGACAACGTCTACGACGGCGCGAAGAACCCCCTCGGGTTCCCAAGTGAGCCGAACGCCTTCGAGGCCGCAGTCGTCGAGGCCGGCTTCGATGGCTACTACATCAAAGAAGGATTCGGCAATCAAGGCGTCGGCGTGCTGCTGGGTGATGCGACGCGGGACGTGGAAGTGGACATCCCGCCCAGGGCAACAGAGTATGCCCAAGCCCTGAACGAAGTCGCCGAGACGCTGCCTCCTACCGGCAAGCTGGAACAGCAAGACCTCGCCGACCTGCGCAAGCTCTGGGCGATGTACGCAGCCAGCGAGACGGCTGCGCAGTACGGCACCACCCAGGTGAAAGCCTTCGCCGACGACGCACCAGGTCTTCAACGCGCGCTGAGCGACACCCTCGACGCCGTGATGCAGGGCATGGTGGACACCTCGGTGAAGAATATCACGAAACGGCACGAAGGCACGCAGCGTCTCCCTGCCGGAGGGTTCGCCTATGAGATCGTGAGCGGGAACAGCAGCGCGGCGGTCTATCTCGACATGGCCGACCGTTCTATGCAGATTGACATCACCCGTTGGGGCGAAGGCCGCGGTGGTTCTGGCGTCTACAAGGCGCTGCTCGACTTCGCGCAGGCGAATGGCTTCGTCTTCCACGGCGACGCGCAAGGCATCTCGGTGGCCGGCATCAAGCGCCGTCTGGAGAATTTGCTGTCGCACGCCCTGCAATCCGGCGACACCAGTTACATGCGCTTGCACCCGAAGCAGATTGATTTTATGGAACAAGAGACTGGCCTGAAGATCAACTGGACTGACGACTCAAAAAATAATGTTGAACAAATGCTAAATGCGTCGTATAATTTAGCCAACCTCGACATACCGGAGTTGAAAAATGTCTACTTCGATTTTACGCAACGTGAATTCATCGCCCGAGATACAGGCGCTCCTGCCGATCTTGCAGGACTCGTCGCCAAGGCCCGACGGAACCCTGACCAGGTACGAAGAGAAGGTGCGCCTGGCTTGGCCTCTGCTAAAAGAACGGTTTTCGCGAACACCCTACTTTCGGCAAAAGGGGAAACTCGACGTACCGTATTTGCTGAGATGGCTCGGCTCTCACTGGAACAGCTTCCCGGAGCCGAACGACTCCTTTATCAGTCGGAACCCCCAGGAGAACGTCCGCCTTTCTATAGCGCCCTGACCCGCGCGTTCGAAGAAACCAAGCTGGCCAAGGCCTCGCCGGATCAATGGCTCGGCACTCTCAAGAGCTTGACGCAGAAAGGCGTCAAGCCAATGGAGATTGAGTACACCGGCCTGCAAGAATGGCTTGAAGTTCGCAAAGATAAGGCCGACAGTTGGCACGTCGTTGGCGAAGACAGCGTGACGTATCGCGCGTTACCCGCTACCGATCCGAAGCCGGAGGCACCGACTAGGGCCGACGTGCGCCTGTACCAGCCTTCCAAGGTCGTCACCAAGGAAGAGATCACCGACTTCTTGAAAGAGAACGCCGTCACGGTGGAGCCGCGTGTCTACGGCGGCGAAGGCACCGTGGCCGAGTTCGACTTCACTTTTGGCCAATGGGAAACGGAAGAACCAGACGAGGACTGGCTGCGAGAACATGCGCAAGATCGCGTGCGCTCAATGGGTGAGGACGAACTGCGCAGCGGGTTGGAGGGCATCGCGGACGAAGATGGCAGCATTGACACCGCCGTCGAGGCTGTGGGGGGATACATAAACGAAAGTGGCCCAGGCCAGAGCGCACAGAAAACGGAAGGTACTAGAGGGTACAAGCTGTTTGAAAAACTCGTGGAGGGCGCCTTCGAACAGGAGCGCGAAAGCTACTGGGGGGACAGCGATTCGCCCCAGAACAGCAGCGTCGAAGTCGAAGCTGGCGGGCGCACTTTCAACTTCACATGGTCGAACAGCTACGGCGAGCACTACCTGTACGCTCACGAGTCGAACAAGAGCGTCGAAGTCTCAGGCCGCAACATCGACGGCGCCGACATCGAATCCGCGATCCGTGAATTCCTAGACAACGAGTACGGCCTTTCCGAAGTCGATGACGAAGAAGCTCCGAAGTTCGAAAGCTACAAGCTCTCCGGCGGCGAGAACTACCGCGAGCGCCTGCTGCTGAACAAGTCGCACAAAGGCGAGACGTTCAGCTATACCAACCACTTCGGCGACGACAACATCATCGGGCACTCGCGCGTAGACGACCGCGAAGTTCCCCTCGAGGCCATTGAAAAAGAATTCCCTGAACTCGCCGCGCGCATGAAGGCTGAAGGCCGCACGGCAGCGAAGGTGTACTTCATTGAAGAGGTGCAGTCGGATTGGGCGCAGCAGGGACGTGATCGTCCTGAAGTGGCGAAGCGCTACGCGGCGGACGAACTCGTGCTGGATGAAGCCGCAACGGCGGAGAGTGGTGCCGAGGCATTAGCGCAGATCAGGGTATCAAGGATCAACAACCGCAGCGGGTACACCCACACAAGGGATAAGGGGCTGGTGAAAGACCAGGTAGAGTTCTGGCACCTGCACACGGAAGATGACTTGAACGCCTACCCTGGAGAGATGTTCACCACGAAGGAAGCCGCGGAACAAGGCAAGCTGCGCATCGCGGAGGCTGAGTGGATCATCAAAGCTCCCGACCAGGTATTCCGCATCGCGCGTTCGCACTACCCGGACCTAGCAGATGCGATGGAGTACATCCAACGCGCGAAGACTGTGATGATTCCGGGCGAGATGACGGCGTTCGAACTGGCGCGGAAGCATGAAGCCTTGCAGCGGAAGCTGGATGCTAAGCACCGCGAGGGCATCAAGGAGCGCGAAGCTAACGGCCAGTCTGAGGCGTGGTACGAACTCCGTTCGGAAGAGTCCGCCATCCAGGATGAGGTTACCGCGTTGGAAAGGACCAAGCCAGTTACACCTGGCGCCTTCGTAGAGTCAACCGATGCATGGGTTGGCCTCGTGATGAAGGACGCGATCCACCAAGCCGCGAAGGGTGGCTTTGACCTGATCTCATGGACAACCGGCGGCCAGCAAACACATCGCTGGTCCTACGGTCTACGCAAGCAAGTTGACGAGATCGTGTGGGAGAAGTCCGAGGATGGGAAGATTCACATCATCGCGATGAAGGGTGCAAGCGAGCGCGCGAATACCAACTACGGCGAGAATGATCTCTCTGCCGCTATCGGCAAGACGATGGCGAAGCGCATCATCGAAGACCCGAATCAAAGCGGGCACATCAAGGGGGTGGATATTGTCGTCGCCGACCTCGGCATGACGAAGTTCTACGGCGACACGGCTGGACTCGATCCCTCTGGCAAGCCTGCGATCCTTGCGAAGGTTGCGAACCAAGTAGCGAAGAAGCTGGGCGGCGGGCAGGTGATAGGGCTTAAAACCAACCCCGGCTTCGGTAAACTATCCGACAAAGGCAAAGAGAACGCGCTGAATGTGCAGCCTACCCTCGAGGTCACGCCGCAGATGCGCGAGATCGCGCTGCAAGGACAGCCGCTGTTCCAGAAAAACCGCGGCACCTTCAACCCTGACACGCTTACGATCAGCCTGCTGAAAGATGCCGACCTGACCACGTTCCTACACGAGACTGGGCACTTCTTCCTTGAAACGGAAGCAGCGCTCGCGAGCGATCCGCGCGCCACGCCGGAGATGCGCGACGACTTCACGAAGGTACTGAACTGGTTCGGTGTGAAGGACCTGACCGAGTGGAACGCGCTCTCCTTCGAGCAGAAGCGCTCGCACCATGAGAAGTTCGCGCGAGGCTTCGAGGCGTACCTGTTTGAAGGCAAGGCACCTTCGAATGATCTGCGCTCGATCTTCGCATCCTTCAAGACTTGGTTGCTGCACGTCTATCGCACCATCACGAACTTGAACGTCGAACTAACCGACGAAGTGCGCGGAGTATTCGACCGTATGCTTGCCTCGGAAGAAGCCATCGCCACCGTGCAGCGCCGCACCGGCATGACGGAAGCTATGATCGAAGCAGCTAACTCGAAGGACAAGGCCGCGTATCTCGCACTCCATCTCGCAGCGGGGGACGACGCGGGTGACGACTTGCAGCGCCGTTCGCTGCGCGATATGAAGTGGCTGTCGAATGCCAAGTCGCAAGAGTTGAAGAAGCTGCAGCGTGAAGCCTCCAGCAAGCGCAAAGAAGTTCGCGCCGAAGTGACCGCCGAGGTGAACGCAGAGCCGATCAATCAGGCCCGCGCATTCCTGCGCAAGGGCACGACCACTGGCCCCGACGGCGAGAGCATCCAAGCTGCCGAAGGTTTCCGCCTGAACCGTGGTATCGTCGCCGAGTTGTATCCCGAGACGATGCTTGCTCGTCCCGACATTTCGAAGCTCCGCGGTATGACCGAAGCTGATGGCCTGCATCCCGATCTGGTGGCGGATATGTTCGGCTTCCGCTCGGGTGACGCGCTGATCCGCGAACTGATCGACGGCGAGAATCCGAAAGACAAGATCACGGGCCTGATCGACCAGCGCATGCTGGAGCGCTACGGCGACATGGTTGACGACCGCGCGGTTGAAGATGCAGCCAACGAAGCTGTGCATAACGAGGCGCGTGCGCGCTTCATGGCTACCGGCTTGAAGATGCTGTCGAACTCGAAGCTGCCCGCCTCGCAGATTCAGAAGGCGGCAACAGACGCAGCTGATCAAGCTATCGCGGCGAAGAAGGTGCGCGACTTGCACCCGGCGCAGTACATCGCCGCTGAGACGAAGGCGAGCAAGGAAGTGCTGAAGAAGGCGGCCAAGGACGTGCAGGCGGCACAGCGCGCACAACGCTCGGCTCTGCTAAACAATCGGCTGGCGAAGGCTGCGCAGGACGCGCAGGAAGAGGTGCGTAAGGGTGTAGACCACATGACGCGCACGCAGAAGGCCGCCGCCCAGAAGAACATGCGCGGCGAGTACCTGATCCAACTGAACGAACTGCTGGCCCGCTTCGACCTGCGCAAGAGCACCGCGCTTAAGGAGATTGACCAGAAGCGCACGCCTCTGGCTGAATGGCTGGCCGCCGAGTCGGAGCGCATATCTGCCGTGATGCCCGACATCCCGGCTTGGATTCTGAACGAGGCGAACCGCACGTCGTACAAAGAAATGACGGTCGAAGAGTTCCGCGGGTTAGTAGACGCGATCAAGCAGCTTGAAATGCTGGCTCGCCGGGAAGAGACGCAGTACCAGGCCATCCGTGGCATGAAGTTCAAGGAAGAGCGCACCGCCCTGTTGGAGCGTATTCGCCAGTTCCACCCGGAAGCCTTCGCGCTGGATGGCGAACCCCTAGGCATGTCGCCGAAGTTCGTCAAGCACTTCAAGGATAAAGTCGGCGATCTCGGCGACAAGTTCATGGGCGAGTTCCTGAACGCTGAGACTCTGGTAAACCTGCTTGAAGGCGGCGAGTTCGGACTGGCGCACGAGTCGCTGCTGGGACGCATGAGCAAGCGCGCAGACTGGAAGGCTACACGTATTGGCGACATCTACTCCAAGATGGCCCCGCTGTTTGGCCAGTACAGCGTGAAAGAGCGCTACGACTTCGCGCGCAAGGACATCGGTACCCCCATCGGCATGAGCCTAACCCGAGAGAACGCGCTGGTCGTGGCCCTGCTTCACGGGAATGCTGAAGGCCGCGAGCGGCTGGCGAACTACGGCTGGAGCGAGAAGAAGCAGGAGGACATCGTGAACCTGCTGGACGAGCGCGATATGACCCTTGCCCAAGGCATCTGGGACTTGTTTGACAACGACCTGTGGCCGGAATTGAAAGAGTTGAATGACCGGACTCGCGGCAAGTCGCCTCCCAAGGTCGAAGCCGTGGAGGTGAAACACCAAGGCAAGAAATACCGCGGCGGCTACTTCCGCTTGAAGTACGACACGAACCTTGACGAGCGCGCACAGAGGTTAGACGAAGGCGCAGCAGTCAAGGAACTGCTCGGCGGCGGAATGGGTATGTCGGCGAAGACTGGCCAAGGCGCCAGCACGGAGCGCAAGCAGAACGTCACCATGCGCCCGCGGCTCGATCTTGGGGTGTTCGCTGAAGCCGTGTCTGAGACGGTACATGACATCGCCTACCGCGAGGCTGTGGCCGACACGATGCGTATGCTGAACGACGTGCGGGTGCAGAACACGATAAAGACAGCCGCGGGGACTCCGGCTTACCGCGCACTGGTTACTCGCGTGCGCGAGATCGCGGCTCCTCCCCGCAATCCTTCCGGCTTCGTTGAGAAAACGCTCAGTGTCGCTCGCAAGAATACGGTCGTCACGCTTATGTCCGGGGTGAGCACCGCGCTGCAGAACTTCACCGGCTTCGTGTCGGCGACTGCGCGGGTGAACCCCGGCAGGCTGGCGAAAGAGATCGCGCTGTTCTACAGCCCGAAGATGAAAGAGCGGTATGATTTCGCCTTATCCCAGTCTGAGTACATGCGCAACCGGCATAGCTCCTTCGACCGCGACCTGCAAAATGACGTGAAAAAGATGACTGTTGGAAAGGGTGTTCTTGATTACCTACCGGATACCAGTTCATGGCTGATCTTGATGTCCACCGTGGACAAGGGCACCAGCGTGCCGGTATGGAATGCCGCCTTCTCCGAGGGCATGAAGAAATTCGAGAACGACACATCGAAGGCCGTAGACTATGCCGACCACACGGTACGTCAGTCGCAAGGCTCCGGGCGCGAACTGGACGTTGCCCAGGTAATGTCGGGCCATGGCGGATACGGGCAGCTGAAAAAGGTATTCACCATGTTTTACAGCTATTTCAATTCGCAGCTTGGCATGTTGGTACGCAGCGGGGTAATCAGCAAGCACGAATTGAAGACGAATCCCTCCCTTGCAGTGGCGCGTTTCACCAAGGATTTCATGGTGATCGTGGTTCTACCGGCTGTGCTGACCGCAATGATTTTCAAGAAAGACGACCCGGACGAAGACCCCGAGAAGTGGCTTGGTAAATACTCGCGCGCGATAGCGGCTTATGGGTTAGCCATGGTCCCTCTGGTGCGGGACGTAGGCACCTTCACTTGGGCACAATTCGACAGCGATGTCAAGAATTACGGGTTGAAGTTGACTCCGGTGCAGTCCGCCTTCGAGGGAGTAGGTAGGGGCACCAAGTCTCTGTATGACGTAGCAACGGGCGAGGGTGACGACAAGGACTTGAAGAGCATCATCATGGGGACCAGCTTCGCCATAGGCCTCCCCGGCAAGCAAATATCGGACACCACAATGGGGGCGAAGGCATGGCTGGAAGGCGAGGCAGGCCCCGAAGCGGCGGTAGTAGGCCCCCCAAGAAAGTGATTGCGGAGGCCGCAAGGCTCCGATAGTATTGGCAGAAGAGGAGAAACACCATGGCAGAAACAGATCGCGTCAACGGGTTGATTGGCACCCTGGGCATTAAAGCGCCGGTGCGCGCCGCCACGACGGGGCCGGTGACGGCGGTGGGCGCGCAGACGGTAGACGGTGTGGCGCTTGTAGCTGGGGATCGTGTCCTGCGTAAAGATGAGGCTGACACCACCCTGAATGGCATTTACGACGTGCAATCCGGCGCGTGGGCACGCTCCCCCGACTTCGACGGCGCGCGGGATGTGGTGAAGGGTACCTCAGTCAACGTAAACGAGGGCACCGTCAACGCCATTACCCAGTGGCGTGTCACTTCTGCCAACCCGAACACTCCAGGAACTACCAGTATCACCTTTGCGGTATCCGCCACCGCGTTCGGCGCCGACATCGCCGCGCTGACTCATGCCACTACCTTGAAGGCCCTCCCTGTTGGGGCGGATGAATTCCCGATATGGGATTCCGTTTCCGCAAGCCTCCGCCGCCTCGCGGTCTCCAGCCTACGGTCGGACGCTTATGTCTTCGACGGCTTCACGAAAACACAGCAGGACGACGTGCTTGCGGGCACCGAGACGCTGGACGTGCGCGCTGCTATCCAGACCCAGATTAACGCCCTCGAAACCGCGGGCGGCGGCGTCCTTGACCTTCCGAGGGGGACGTACAGCATTGGCGCGGCGCTCGTGCTGCCCGCTAAGGTGTACCTGCGCGGAGCCGGATCGGCGAACACCGTCATCAAATTGCGCCCGGCGGCGAACAGCAACGTCCTCCAGACTAAAGACTTCGCGACACTCACCCTGCAAAACAAGTGGTCGGTGTCCGAAGGCGTGCCTACCGGCTTCGGCTTCGACGGCATCCGCTTCGACGGCAATCGTGCGAACCAAACGGTCGCGGGGGGTGTAGCCATATACGGCAAGAAGTACCACATCGGGTACGACGTTCAGATCGTGAAATGCAAGGGCGTGGGTTTCTACTCCGAGTGCGCCTACAAGGGTGGCGAAGCTGTGCCTGATGACCAGCCGGAAGGGTACATTGGCAAGCTGCAAGTGTGGGAGAGCGGGCAGGAGAACGTCATCTACCGGGGGCCGCACGACCAGCCAATTGGAGACATCTATTCTGCGTTGGCAGGACAGGATGGCGTCTATGACGGCGTGGTGTTCGACGGCAAGATCAACGTGTATCAAGGCATCACCTACGTGAATGGCACAGTTCACAGCTATGCCAGCACTGGCAACGGCGTAGTGTGTAAGACACAGATGATGTTCAACAAGCTGTCCGGCGAAAGCAATTACAAGAGCGGTGTTATTTTTGAAACCTCTAGCGCCAATTGGATCGGTGCATTTTATACCAATGTCAATTATCTTGAAGGCTACGGAAACGACAGCAATCTGTCAGGTCTTTATTGGAACTTTGAAAACCGCGTGACTGGCACCAATATCGGTTTGTGCAGACACTCTGTGTCCAAGGCATCTGCAGGATCTATTTACAACACAGGACACGGCCTGACAATCGCTGCAGGCGTCATCGTCGGTGCAGGCGCGCAAAACGGGACCGCTTTCAAGAACAACGCCGATGCCGCAGATGTGAACTTGAAGATTTACAATTTCAACAACGCGGCGGATGTTGCGTTCAACTCGGTGAGTTCTGCGCATTGCCATTTCGCCCTGAATATCCGCGATTGTTATTTGAGTTGGCTGAACTCAGGCACATCTCTGTACAACGATTACAAGGTTGACGCGAGCAGCAATGTGGTTGGGTCCACGGCATTCTCGAACACGGGAACGATGGCGGGGACAATAGACACATACTCCGTGAAGCTGGTACACCCTGGCTTCGTTGGTTTGTCCCAATACAACGATATACAACGCGCAATCCCCCAGGCTGCGACTTCGGTAACGGTAACGCACAACGGCTTCAAAACACCGACCGCTGGCGAAATCTCTGTCACACCAATAATGGACTGGGCATATACCTACGACCCCGACGGCGCGGGTGCGGATACCGCAGCCCAAGTACCTAGATCGTGGTGGGTCGCGAACATCACCGCAACGACTTTTGACTTGGTGACGAATGTGGCCGCGCCTGTAGGCGGGCTTATTTTCTTGTGGAAACTCGACATCTAGGGAGGCACCGTGCCGGAATCTTTACAAACTTTCATCTGGCTTTTTGGGGTGGGCATCATCGTGATGCTACTGGGCATCGTGGGATACTTCGTCGTGCGCCTGATCTCCGGTATGGACAGTTTCAAGGTCGAGGTAACCGGCGCACTAGGCGAGCTACGCGACACAATGACGGCGATCCGCACCGATCTTGGTGAAGATTTGAACGACCTTCACGCTCGGGTGAAAGTAATCGAAGAAGCTGGGTGTATTGCGCACCGCAACAGACGCAAGGAGGATGAATCGTGCTCCCACTAATCGCCGCAGCGCTATCACCCCTGGTTAAGGATTTGTTTTCCAACGGGCTGAATCTCCTGGGTAACGCCGTCCTTGCGAAGGGCAAAGCGAAAGTCGAGGAAACACTAGGCATCAAGCTGCCAGAGGAAGGCAAGCCGCTCTCCCCTGAGCAGGCTGCGCAGCTTCGCGAGGCGCAATTCGAGCACGAAGAACGCCTGCTTGAACTTGGCATCGAAAAAGAAAAGCTCAGCCTTGAAGGTGAGAAGGTCGCCCAGGATGCGGTGACTAAACGCTGGGAGGCCGACATGCTTTCCGACTCGTGGCTATCGAAGAATGTTCGCCCGCTCGCACTGGTGCACACCTTCATCGCTTTCGATCTGCTGCTGATCGCAGCACTCTTCGGCAAGGTAATCCCCGACGGATACTTATCCCTTGTTGGATCGCTCCTGACCACGATGGTCGCCGCGTACTTCGTCGGGCGCACCGTCGAGAAGGGTATCGACCTGTACCAAGGCTGGAAGCAGACGAAGGGGGAATGATGGCACTCGGACAGCACCAGGAAGCGTTTAGCCGCGATCTCGTCAAGCTCGTGCTACGAGCCTTCGAACTCGGATATGAAGTGCGCTGGGGGGAGGTTCTACGCCCGCCTGAGATGCAGGCGCTGTACGTGCAGCGGGGAAGCAGCAAGACCATGCTGTCGGACCACTTGAAGAAGTGCGCTGCTGATCTGCATTTCTTCAAAGAAGGCGCGCTCTGCTACCCCGAAGAACTTGGGCATTACTGGGAGAGTTTGAACCCGCTCAATCGCGCTGGGATGTTTTGGAAGTCCTTCAAAGATGGCCCCCACTTTGAACGCCATGTTCGGTAGAAAGCAAAGACGCTTTATGGCGGGAGACTTGAAGTGCAAGGAGTCTTTCCCAGTGCGTGCGCTCCCCCTCGGCTATGACTGCTCTCGCTTCTTGAAGCTGGCAACGTAGGTCTAGGCACTGCCCGAGCATCTTGGCTACCTGCGCACGAAGCTCGTCGCGCTCTGCTTCAAGCTCGAATACCCGTGTATTTTCTTCGCTCATTTTGACTTCCTTTCGTCTTTCGGTATCGACCCGCAGAAGAACTTCATCATGCGCCAGTTTTGGCCAGGGCCGCAGGCGTACTCGATGGCTATGCTGCGTTTCGCCAAGTCGCCCAGAGGCTGCTGCTTTTGGTATTCAATACCCGCTCTGAAGGCGACCAGCACGGTAACGGCGAATAGTATCCTCAGTATCCACATGACTAAAACTCCCCCGTGAACTTGACTTCCGCGCTATTACGATGCGCCCGCAGCTGCAGGTGGTGTCCGATCCATGCCCCGGTCACGGCTCCTGTTACGTCGGCGACCAGATCAGCGCCGCTTGCGGTATGGTTGCGCGGATGGCGGGCGTCGTACAGTTCCTTCACAACACCGGGCAAGGTAGCCACTACCGCGCCGTACAAGATCGGGTGATCAGAATCTTCAAGCGCTATGGCTGCGGCCATGCCAAGCAGAGCGGAGATTGCGATATGCTGCTGCTTGTCCTGCTCCAGCGCTGCGGCGCGATCCGACGCGAAGACGGCCAAGGCGCCAAGCAGGATGGCCAGCAGAAAGGCACCCCGCCCACCCCCGTCAGGCCTCACGATTCTTCCCCTACGACCGGCGAGAGTTCTTCAAGTGCTGCGAAGCACCACTTACTCTGCTGGGTGTCCAGGGTGTACTTGCGCGTGAAGGCCTCGATTTCTTTTTCCGTGCTGTCTTCGTTCAGGTACTCCACCTTCGGTGTGCCGTAGGGGGTACGGGTTAGAATGACGACGGGGGCGGTGAGGATCACCGCGCCTTTGCCAAGGAACGAGGGGGCTTTGCGCATAAGGACCTGCTTGCTGGGCGCGAGGGTTTCGACCCAGTAGCGCACGCCCACAACGGGTTCAATGAACGAGTTGCCTTCGCTGTTGTGTCCGATAAGTTGCGTCATTTTGTTCTCCTTGACTACTGCACGGGATCGTGCTTTGCAGCTTCTTCAAGTTTACGATTCTCTTCTTCGAGCTTTACAATTGCTTCAAAGTCTTTCTGGTTGGCGCTCATGGTGTTCTCCTTCGGTTGATCTTGGCCACATCTTGCCTGATCGAAACCGTCGGGTAAATGGGGTTGATGCTGTATTTTGTAGGTAGGGTTCACCCGGCTATGCGCAACCACCGCGCTTTGAAGTAGCCAGGGCACTCGGCGAGAGTGAACACTGGGGTGAGCAGCAGGTACGCCGCCGCTTGTAGGTAGCACTTGCGGCGCAGCAAAGTGCCTGCCTCGAACATCGCATAGGCCCACACAGCCACGAGCAGGAACGGCGAGAACACCAGCAGGGCGACGAAAGCGAGCATCGCGGTATCGTCGATCTTATAGTCGCGAGGGTGAGCGTTTTTCCAACGACAATGCGTGTGCATGCTCTTCTCCTTGTTTGGTGGTTGGGGGTGGACTCGAACCACCGGCCAAAGCCTTATAAGGGACTCTGCTCTACCGCTGAGCTACCCAACCTGTGCAGGCATATTACAGCATAAGCTAAACGCTTGTCAAGCGCCGCGCCCAGCCTTCCGCCGCCGCGTGCATCTTCGCGTTGAACCATCTGCGTACTGCGTAGGACCGCACAACCGAAATCACGGTGTAAAGCAGGCCAATGTAGAAGTTGTTCGCCAGCGTCAGGCTGGAAAAGCCGAACAGCGGTAGGATCAGGAGGTTCGCGACGAAGTTGATCCAGAAGCCGATGAAGACATTCACACATGCTTCGATAAAGGAACCGAGTTTAGTTTGTCCCATTTGTTCTCTCCTCCAGCGGCACCACGGGATCGTCGCGGGTGTACTGGCGTGGCGACTTGTCCTTGTGCATTTCGATGATCGCTGCCGTCTTCGCATTGAGGTCGTCGTAGTCGATGGGGCTGATCGGCGGGCGGTCGTCATTCACCATGCCGTTGCGTTGTGCGTCGCGCAGCACGACAAGGGTGGACAGCGCCTTGACGACATGCGGCAGGCCAGAAGCGGGGTCGATGTCTTCACCTTCCCACCACGCCATGATGTGCCGCATGAGCGCGTCGTAGTAGACAGAGGAGCGGATGCCGGCAATGCGATAGTTGAATGCACCGTATTTCGCTTTGCCTTCCATCATGGCCACGCCGATCTCGGCGAGCACACCGGCGGGGAGCGTGGACATTGGCGCCTTCTTGCTGCCGATTTTGTCTTTAGGGTTTGACTCTTTACATGTTTCGTTCATGGCGTAGCCTTTCAAAGTAAGATATTCTTGCAGCAGAAATTTTAGCCTTATGCTCTTCCGTCCTGGGCGGCATCTTTTTACCCCTGCGCGCCGCAGCGTTCTTTTCTCTGTGCTCAGCCGTCGGGGGACCCCTCTTCAGTCCAAAAGCCTTTTTGTTTCCACACTGTGCTTTGGACATGCGCCTCTTTGTTTCAACGGATTTCTTTCGCCCTTTTAGTGCGGCGGATATGCGCGCGCGTTCTTCTTCCGTGCGGGTGTAGCCGAGGCCATACCGGTTCCCCTTGGCGCGCAGGGACACTGCTTCTGCATGGCGCCGCCTTAGCCAAGCATACGCTTTGTTCCCACTACACTGCCGTGCCATACGTACCGCAGCCGTTGCTAAGCCCCCAACGCTCGGGTACATCCTCACAAGTAGCTGATGTGCTACATAGTGCTCTTCTGCTGTGAGCCGAACAAGGTTGCGTGGGTCATTGTCGCCACCCATGCACCGAGGTAGGACGTGGTGGCGCTCGCAGTATCCTTCAATCGCGCGGTGCCTAGCACGCTCGACCAATGCATCGTAGTGTTTTTGGTACTTGGTGGTCATCGCCCAAGCGCCTTCTTCATTGCCCGCAAGAACAACTCTTGCAGTGTTGCTTTGCCTTCGACTCTTGCAATGACTATTTCGTCCACGGTGTCGCGGGCGATAATGTTGTACACGAACACCGGACGATCATGCCCAGATTGCATCTGCCTCACAGGCCCGATGCGTTCGAGAATCTGCTGCCGATTTTCCAAGTTCCAATCATGGCTGAGATAGACCAGTATGTTTCCGCCATCCTGAAGGTTAAGGCCGTGCCCTGCCGATGCTGGGTGAGCGAATAAAACAGGAATGTGCCCCGCATTCCACGACGCAATCGTCGCAGGATCAGCGTCAAGCTGCCGACCTTTAGGGAACGCTCGCTGTAACCGAGCAAGGTCGCTCTTGAAATGGTAGGCCACCAAAACAGGCATACCGGCGGCTTCTTCGATAATGTCGTCCAGTGCTTGAATTTTTGCATCATGCACCTCCTTCCATTCTTTGCTTTTCGGATGGTAATCGTTGTCGGCATCAGGGTCTATGTATACCGCGCCGCTCGCAAGTTGCAGCAGCTTCTGCGTCTTCGCCGCCGCGTTGAAGGCCTCAACCTCGTGGCCATCGAACTGCATGAACAGGTCTTTCTCCATGTCGCGGTACAGCTTGCGCACCTTGATCGGCAGGTCAACATACACCGGCGTGGCAATCGGCTCCTCAAGGTCGAACCAATCCTTCGCGTCGATGGTGATGCAGATGTCGCGCAACAGGTTCTCGATCTCTTCCTGCGCGTGCGGCAGCGGCACCGATCCGTACCCGTCAGGGGATGGCTTGAACCACCGCTGCTTGTATGCCTCGAAGGTGCGCCCGAGTCGTTGGCCCGCATCCATGAACCACATTTGACCCCACAAGTCTTGCAGTCCGTTCGGTGCTGGTGTGCCCGTCAACTCGGTGAAGCGCTTGATCTTCGTGTGCGCGATCTTCCCGAGGGCTTGTGCGCGTGCGCCACCCTGGCGCAGCCTGAAAGACTTCAGCTTCGTGGACTCGTCGGAGACGAAGTTGCGAAAAGGCCAGCGCTCGCCGTAGTGGTCGATCAGCCACGGCAGCTGCTCGTAGTTCGTCGTGTAGACGCTGGCGTCTGTCTTCAGTGCCGCGCGTCGCTCGGCTTCGCTACCCACGATTGGCACCACGGAGATGTTGCGCAGGTGGTCCCACTTCTTCGCCTCTTCCGGCCATGTCGTCTTGGCAACGCGCAACGGCGCCGCGATCAGGGTAGGGTGGCTCTCGCCGCACAGGATGTGGTTGTCTATCACCGTGAGCGTGCTCACCGTTTTTCCTAAGCCCATCCCAGCGAACACCGCACTGCGCGGAACCTGCGAGGCGTGCGCAATTATCAGGTCCTGGTAGCCGTGAGGCGTGAAGACTTTACGCTTTGTCATTGGCGTTGTCTCTCGATGCACGAAAACGCTGCCATGAGTATGTGACCGGGCGTAGTAGGGGTTTGGGGTACTCCCTTTTATCGAGGTGTAATGCGAGGGCCTTTTGTTCGCCAGAGCGAGACAAGGCTTTCCAGTACACATGCTTTCCCGAATCGCGATGGGGTATGGCGACTACCCCCCGGAGCGCAAGTATCCTTGGCAGTTCTCTGGCCAAGCAAGTCCCCCACCGAGTGTTGCAAGTGCGAGAAGGAACGAACAGACCATCCACAACGAACCCGTCGATGGCGGGCACCTTGGTGTGTGAATAGTTCCACGAGGCTGCCTGGTAGACTCCGCCGTGGTGGCCGTGGGTGCTATCCGCAAACGAAATTATAAGATCGTGCTTTCTTGCTTTCTTGATCTCGCGAACACTGCGAGAGATCAAAGACACCAGTGGTATGCCGTCCGCCTCCACGCGAACAAGTCGGCTCAGTTCAACGACGGGTTCGTGCCAACGCCCCGCAGGGGAGGAGAAAGTTATCGCAGCTACAAGGAGTCCTCCACCATCGCGCAAGCCGAAGGAATACATGCACCCAGAGGGCATGCGCTTTGAATAATGGTGTGTCAATATCAGTCTTTTTATCTCTTCCCGAGGAGGGTTAACGACGAAGTGGAAAGTCATTTCGGATACCTCCTGTCAACTTCTGCCTTGCTGTCGATCACCAGCACAGTGAACCCGCGCTCGCGCAACTTCGCGTGCTCGCGCTCTTGCAACTCGGTGGGCTTCGCGCCTGTTGCTTTCAACTCGACGAAGTGGATCATCTCCGCCACAATCTCCGCCGCCTGTCTATCCCGCACGGCGTCCTCGACGAGGGCCGTTGCGACGCCGCACGAGGCTAGAAGCCTCCGCAGTTTTACCCCCGCGGCTCGCATATCACCCAGCACCAAACGATCCGGCACACTGCGCCGTTGCGGGCTGGTGAACTTGTACGCGATCTCGCCTCGCGACTTCGTGCGGTAGACGAGATGGTTTTCCACCGCACTCTCGCGCTCATGGAACTTCTTCGGCTTCGGCGCAACGCCTTCGGGCAGGGTGAACTTAGTCACAGCAAGCCTCCTGTTCAAAAACTTTATATGCGCACACGAACATAGGGCACGCAGGGCCTTCCGGTGTTTCGACGATCAGCGGTGCGAAGTCGAGCGCGTTCTTTGTCTGGGTAGCGCGGTAGCACAGGCCTCGCGCGTGACACTGGGTGGAAGAGCAAGCGGTCATGCCTCGTCCTCGAAGACGATCTTCACGAGGCGCACATTGTGCGGCGAGAAGGCATGTTCCACCCCACCGACATAATCCTTGACAGTGATGCTTTGCTCGGGGAATTTGTCCTTCCATTTAACTACCCGACCAAGGCCGTATCGCGTTACCGCTTCTTGCCCGATGATGGGGTGCTTGAATTCGTGGCTCATGTCACTCTCCTTTCAACTTTCAAAGTCATTTCGATATAGCCTGATGCAATCAGGTCGGCCATGAATCGAAAGGCCTTGCGCTGCTCGGTGAAACGGGCAGTTGAGGCGCAGCCTCCTTGGAAGGTATAGCCCACGACGTAGGTGGTTTTCATTGGAAAGCGTACCTCAAGCCGTAGAATGGAAGGCAAAGGGCGAACATGATTGTTGCCCCGGCAATGCCTTGTGCCGCTAGCACCACAAGGTCCCCTAGCACTCGTGGATACTTGAGCACCACATACAGTGCACCCGCCACAGCCGCGCAGACTAGAATCTTCCCAAAGGCGGGATGCGCCAGCCCCACACCACAGAGGGCAGAGATAAAAAACGGCCAAAGAAAAGCTTTCATTTTTGATTCTCCTTCAGAATAAAAAGGCACCCTACTTCGAGCCTTCACAGGAACCCACTCGACGGCGGGTATCTTCTGCGTTTCGGGTGCTGAAACTTTTAGTAAGCGGTGCCGACGTGGCGGATCACGCCAGTGTAGGGCTTGGCGATCTGCGAAGCAGGGATGATGCTCGCCCATGCGCTGCGGCGTTTTGCTTTGGCAGTCAGTTGCTTCAGGTAGGTGGTTTTCATGTTGTTCTCCTTGGTTGGTTTGACAGCGTGCAGCCATAGTACAGCACATGCTAAACGCTTGTCAAATTTATTTTGGGGTAAGGCAACCGAGAGGGCCTTTGAATGCCTCTCAGAGTGTATGTATAGATGTGCTTGCCCGGCACGGATACCTCCAGTAAAACGCCATCCTCCCGCATTTTCTGTAACCGTTTTGCAAAGGGCTTAAAATCCCCCTTGTACTTCGTTCGGAGGGCGCGAGAATGGTACTGCTTGCCCTCGGGTGTTTGGATTAAAACATCGGGCGCTGTCTGTCCCTCATAATGCCAGTTTGACGCTTGGTAGATAACACCGATATGACCGTGGTAGGGATCGGCGTAGCTTACGCAGACTTGGTACGTTGTGTGTCTCTTCAGCGCGCGCAGACATTTTGCAATTAGCCACGATTCAGTGTTGCGGGGGCAGCGGTTGAGGCACACCAGTCTACGCAGTTCAACAACGTCACTCTCCCTTTCCCCATAGCGTTTCCACGCCGTAGTGGAGAGAGGGCCGAACAAAACCGCGCCGACTATCTCGGAGTCTTCGTAGAGAGCAAAAGCCATACTAACCTTGCAGCCGTTGATGCTCTTACTATAGTGGTGCTCCTCAATGAAAGGCTTTATCAACGCAACTGGAACGCTTTTTACCTCGTACATATCAGTCCTTTCGATAACGATAAGCCTCGAACCCCGCAGCCGCGAGGGGCAACCCCTCCGCCCACGACGGCACCGTGGCCATGATCCCCGCCAGGCCTTCTACACTGTGATCCAGATCGTCGGGCGCCTCGGTGATAAGCTCGTCATGCACGGTGAGCACGACATTGTACCCCTGCTCCTCCGCGATGGGCATCGCGTGCGCCATCACATCGCGGGCCGATGCTTGACAGATGTTCTCAAAGAGCTTGCCGCCATAAGTTCCAAGGCGCTGCCATTGGCGCGTGTACTGGTTCATGCCCATGTAGCTGCAACCGCCCTTCTCGTCAACCTGGGGTGAGGGGTAGCACAGGAAGCGACCGGACGGTAAGCGCACGCGCAGCCAGGCGCCATCCTTGCGGAAGGCTACACGGTGGACAACGAACCACTCGCCGGGGTGGGCTACCGCATTTCTGAATCCGTCTTGAAGCTCAGGCCAGAGTGAAGAGATTGCGGGATGCGCTGCGCGCCACAAAATCTTCAGTGCATTGCAGACGACGTACACATCGTCGGGCAGCCCATAAGTCGAGCGGCGCTGCTTCAGCATCCACTTCAAGAAATCTCTGGACTCTTTCACCACGTCTTCCGGGAGGAGCGGCATCGCCTTCGCGGCCATGTCGTCCAGGTCAATTCGGTACGTTTCCGAGCCTGTGACGAACGCGCCGACGCCGCCTTCGTACTGTAGCATGAGTTCCTGCACCTTGCCGATCTGGCGCATCGTGCCGTCACCGTTCTCCTTGTTGTCCTCCACTACCTCGGGCGCGACGTTGAAAGACTTGCTGTAGGCCATCATGTAGTTGTCAAATTCTACCTTCCGAATGGCCTTCGGGTTCCCCTTCTTGTCCGTGCCCCAGCCAATTATGGTGTCGTAGTCGCGGAAATACTGGAGCTTCCAGTCTTCGCCCGCGACCCATGCCCCCTTGCGGCCTTCGATGTTCGACAGGTCGGCGACGAACAGCTTGCTCCCTGGCGGCGCGATGATGCACCCCCGCACGGCGTTCGACACGACTTGCATCACGTCGTCATAGAAGAACTCGCAGGCGTTCGACTTGATGACATCAATGCCAAACTCGATGTCCTTCGGCTTCATGTCTGGGCGCTTCAAATTCTGCGGCTGGAACATGCGACCAGACCAACGTCCGGTGCGAGCCGCGCCGTCGAACTGCAGCAACCCACGCAGGCGCCCATCCGCCGAGGTGCAGCGAAGCAGTGTCCCATACTTGCTGACGCTCGTGGTGCTGGCTTGCAGCCTGTTGGCGAGCAGTTCTCGCAGCGCGACGGGAAGATCGGGATCGCTCAGCCGACGTTCGATGGTGTCCATTTGCAAGTCGGGCAGATGCACGCCGTAACTCTCCAGCAGGTGTTCAATCAGCTTGTCGCGCTGCGTGGTGGCCTGGACGGCACCCTCGGTCAGTATCTGTGCCCGTGATGCAAGTACGTCTTTTGCTCGTTCCGCAGCCACAACAGCGCCTCGTGCAAGGGCAGTATCGACGGCCACGCCGCGCGCGTTGATTCGTTGGTCCAAAAGCCAGAGGTCGTACTCGAAGCCGCGGTAATTCCAGCGCGGGACTTTCCGGTAGACTTCGCGCATGGAGGAGATGTCCGCCTTGGCGTAGTCGATGAATCGTTTCCACTCTTCGGGGTGTGTTTCACTTGTAGCTCTCCTCAGTTTTGAATTCTTGGGGCGGGGTTTGCAGAACAGCTGGATCAGCGCTTTACCTTCCTTGTGCTTCGCCTTGTCGGCGGCGACGCCCATCACTGCGCAGAGCGTGTCCAGCGATCCAGGCAGCGAGTGCGCGAAGGCGCAGGCCATCGTGTCGAACACGCGCGAGTGCGGTAGCGGCGGGATGTCGTACAGACCGCCCACGGCGTTCAGCACTGTGAGGTCGAACATGCCGCCGTTGTGCCAGACAGTGCGGCGCTCTTGATCCTCCATCGCCTCGCGCAGATCGTCGGGTATCGGCCCGTCGGTTGTGAGGTCCCAGCACTTCACCTCGCCCTCGCCGATGGCGTAAGGAAACAGCATCACTTCCGATTTAGTGGCGTATTGGTGTGTGCCGCAGCGCTTCAGGTCTATTGTTGAGAACGTCTCCAGGTCGGCGAAGAGTTCGTTGGCTATGGTGTGGCTCATTTCGTTAAGCCCTCGAAGCCTTTGAGATTCGGCGCGCAGACGTGGGTGGATAGGTCGGGGTTCGTAAGGTAATGCTTCTCTCCGCATTGTCTCCAACGCAACCCCTCGGCGCCGCAGAACTTGCAAGTGACGTTCTCGGTCGCCACGCGGCGGAGGGAATCACCTCGGTGATAGTGAGGAAAGAGCATCCTGTCCGCCAGGTAGTCAGCAATCTCACCCATTATTGCGCTCCATGGCGGCCCACACTTTCTGGAACAGCGCCTTCGCCCAGCCAAGGTCAAGCGGCTTACGGGGTTGCGACAGGAGCAGCGCTGCCTTGGGGGTGCGGTTGTTGTGCGCCACAACCCAGTACGCTTGAACATCGCACGCGCCTTCGAGAGTGGACAGCGGATTCTTGCCCGTCTTCTCGCGGTATTTCTCCGCGGCGAAGGCGAACTCTTCAAGAGTCCATCCGAGTAGTTTCTTTTCTTCCATCACTCGCTCCATAAATTCGTTGTAAAGCCGTTGCCGGGATTACCTGCCTAATAACTTGCGGGCGGTGAGCAGGTTGCGTACGCGCTTCTGGCACTCTACTGAAACAAGATCACGAGGGATAGAGTGTTGAGCATCCCGGCCTTTATGTCGTGTGGCTTTTTCATTCGCACGTTGGGTGACACTAGGAACACCGCCCCCTCTATGTGTTTGAAGTTGATGGCGCTCGGATTCCTACCGAGAACGCTCTACTGAACCATCCAGCCCCTTGACGTGGTTGAGGTCATTTCAGCTTGGCGCCACCAACAGAGAGCGATCCTACAGTCTCGGACAAGCAGCTGGCAATTTTTCGTTTTGTCACAGCTGTCGAGCTTTGAAAGCAGGATCGCTTTCTGTTGGCCCTCGCCCGAAGGTGAGGACTTGATGCTTACGCCAGATCATCTTCCGGTGGCGCACCCAGGTCTTCGAAGCCTGCAACACTCGGAGCGCTACCCGAGAAGGCGTCGCCGTCCTTCACGAACTGAATCACCGAGAAGGAGGCACGCACGCCAGGGTTCTCCCCGGACTGGCAGTAGATGCTGACCTTCGCTTTCACGTAGCAGCCAGCATACGGCTTGCCGTCATCGGCTGTCAGTGGCGAGGTGTCGCGGTCGATGATCGCCGGGCGAGGGGCTGCGCTGCCGTTCTTCGTCTTGGCGTTGCGGTGAGCGGACAGCGCCATCATCCCGGCGTAGCCTTCGTACTCGCGAGTATCGCCACTGAGATAGCAATACTGATTTTTCTGTCCCGCGAAATTCTTCAGGTTGGCGTCGGCCTTATCCTTGTACTCCAGTTCGGCGGCCTTCTTGATCGCGGCGTTGACCGCTTTGTCGGATGCGCTGCCTGGTACGACCAGGATGGTGGCGTTCCAGCGCGGACGA